CAATCTACCTGAGATACTGAGCGTACTGAAAACCATTGCCAATGGCGACTCGCTTAGGTCGACAGGACTGTAATTAACTAAACATCAACCTATGACACGAATAGCTAAAGATATTGCCAAGCAGGCCAAGCAGAAGGGTATATGCCAAGACTGGTATAAGGAGCTCAGGACCCTTGAGACGGTGGAGCAGCTGGCCGATATGTATCTTAAAGGGATCGACTTCTGCCTTGCCAACGATTTCCCATCGAACGATGTTTTGCGGGCGAAATTCAAGGGCACTATGGAGGAGTACGGAATACACCTCGATGAGGTGTTTGGTAGCCTGAACGGGCGAAAAGTGGTAGCCTTGGGGTCGTGCCGGGCAGCGGTTGAGATTGATGGGCACCACGTAAGCGAGGTATTTGTGAAGCACACCAGCTTGCTTAACCTAACGGCCAAGGATTGCGCCTTTGTGATGGTGGATGCCTTTGAGAATACAAGGGTGAAGATTAAGGCCTACGGCGAGGCGAGGGTGGTGGTGAACCGCTACGGTAATGCCGAGGTTTACATCATTGAGAAGGGCAGGAATGCCATTGTGAAGATTGTGGATAAGAACAAAATAACCTACTAGCTATGAATATAGTGTATAAGCTCGACGGGGTGGATATTGTCACCTACGGGGTTCACATCTCCGCCTCGGATGGGTTGCTTAGCAAGCCCAACTTTAAGAAGCCCACGGCGCACAGCTGGCCTGAGTACCACGGCGAGGTGGTTGATTTGGGCAAAAGGGTTTACGACCCGAGGGTAATTCAGCTAGACTGCTTCATAGTGGCCGACAGTAAGGAGCTGTTCCTGACCAAGTGCAATACGTTTCTATCGGTTTTCGACAAGAGCGGCACCCTGAGGCTATCGGTTGCCGTTGACCCCACAAAGCCCTTGCTGTACGAGGTTTATCTGGATGGCGAACTCGACATTAAGAAGATTTGGAACGACGGCCAGATGACGGGCAAATTCACCATTAAGTTACGGGAACCAGAACCCGTAAAGCGGGTGATTAAGTACACCCGCACGGGCGAGGCAACCAAAACCGTAACCCTAACAATCACCAGTCCTAGGCTGGTTAACATATACTGGGGTGACGGCAGCCACACCTTCGACGTGAGCGGCACCTCACAGGTGGTGACCCATAACTATACGGCTAACGGCGACTACTACATAGTGATAACTGGCAATATTGACGAGATAAGATCGCTAACGCATAACGGAACACTGGTATGGAGCAAATTATAGTAACGCATTTGGACAGCAGCACCACCAAGCTGCAATCGAAGGAGAATGTGAGCACGATCACTAGAGCTAACCAAAAGGTGGAGCTACTGGGAGCCGACACGGTGGAGATCAGCGTGGAGTCAGCCACCAAGCTAAACTTCTACATTGGCGATAAGATAACGGTTATAGGCAGGGATTACACCCTGAACACCCCCGCCAAGGAGCACAAGCTGTCGGAGCGCAAGTTCGTGTACGATATGGTGTTTGAGGGGGTACAGTACGACCTGCTGCGGGTGAGCTACAGCGTTAACGTGGACACCACGAGCAACGAAATTCAAGACCTTTCGGGCGATTCACTGACGGGTGATCTGAAGATGTTTCTGGACGTACTCCTGAGCAACGCCAACAGGGTATTCCCCGGCAAGTGGGTACTAGGCACCTACCCCACCGACACGGAGACCAAAACGCTCACCTTTGGCGATAGCGACAACTGCCTTTCCGTGCTGCAATCGCTATGCTCAGAGGGCAACTACAACACCGAGTTTTCGATTGGTATAGCCCCCAACGGGGTGCGCACCCTCAATATTGGGGCTACTGGCAACGTCTTCCCCTACACTTTCCAGTACGGCAAGGGCAAGGGGCTGTACGAGCTAACAAGGGAAAAGGTAAGCTCTTCCAATATCGTGACACGGCTAAGCGTGTACGGCTCATCGCGCAACATCAACACCTCTAAGTATAGGGCATTTAGGCTATGCCTGCCCGGAAAGACCAAGGGGCAAAGCTACCTTGAGAGCGCCACGGGAATAGCCAGCTACGGGGTGTGGGAGCAAACCAAAAACTTTGAGGAGATATACCCCCGCAGGACGGGCACCATCAGCGCGCTGGGTGATAGCGAGCTTGAGTTTGTGGACTCGTCTATGGACTTCGATTTGAACGAGACGGATGGGAACGGCAATACCTTATACTTGATTCCCGGTGCAGCGGCCAAAATCCACTTCAATACGGGCAACCTGGCGGGCTATGAGTTCGAGATCACTAATTACAACCGTTCGATCAAAACGTTTACCCTTCGCCCATTTACCGATGAGAATGGGTACACCTTCCCCTCGCCTACCGAGGCCGCCTTTAAGTTCGCGCAGGGCGATAAGTACGTGATTCTGGACATATACCTACCGCAGCCGTACATCGATTCTGCCGAGGCTGAGCTGCAGGCAGCCGGGCAGGAATACCTTGACAAGTACAGCCAGCCAAACGTGATGTACGGCTTAACCGTTGACCCCCTATTCCTTAAGGATGTGGTGGGCGCCGAGGTGGAGGCGAACATAGTGTGGGTGGGTGACTACATTCCTGTTAAGGATACCGATTTGGATGTGGATAAGAGCATCCGGGTGAAGGGTTTCACCCGCGACCTGCTGAAGGATTACGCCTATAGCCTAACCATTGCCGACATGGTGGTAACGGTAAGTACCATCAACCGGGTGGTGAGCGATTTGAGGGGTATAAATAATGTTGTGAGGATAAACAATCTTAACGACCCCGCTCGGGCGCGTAAGAACTACCTTAACTCGCAGGAGGTACTAAGCATGATCTTCGATCAGGAGGGCGATTTCTACACCGAGAAGATTAAGCCCCTATCCATCGACACCTCCATGCTATCGGTTGGGGCGAAGTATATGCAGTTCGGCATGGCTGGTACCATATTCCAGCCCAACTACGCAGGGGCTAAGAATAGAGTGGTGTACACGGGCGGAGCACTAACCCACTACGCCATACTGGACAGCAGCGACAACCCTAGAACGTGGACCATTGGCAACGGCGATGTGGTGCTGGGGAGCGATGATGCTTTCTACATCTACGCAAAGTGCGAAAGGGATGGAGTGAAAGGAAATATACTATTCTCGGCAAGCCAAATTCTGGTGGATTCAGACACCACCTACTACCACTTCCTTATTGGAGTGATAAACAGCGCGGGGGAGAATGATGAGCGCGCCATTGCCCTTATGTATGGTTTCTCCGCGATAAATGGGCGCTTCATAAAAACAGGCCGTGTGCAAAGCGCCGATGGTGCCACCTACTTCGACCTCGACAGCGGGACTATACAGGGCAACATACGCTTCCAATCCGGGCAGACTGTGGAGGCGGGGATACAGGAGGCGGTGGATGGCATTGAGATCGGAGGGCGGAACCTGCTGTTGGGTACATCGGATGAGTGGAAGAACGGATCGTGGTCGAATTGGAACCTAATTCCCTACGCAAGGGTTGACGTAGTTGGCGGGAAGTACTACACGGGTGCCGTTGAGCTGAAGGACGTGGTGACCTCCGACGGGGTCAACGTGGGGCTGAGAATATTCTGGTACGATGCGGACAATGTCAGAAAAGAATCGGCCTACGGTGCGGAATCCGTTGCCAACGGTGCTTCCGGCATGGCAAGGATTACCGCTAAAGCACCCGACGATGCGGTTAAGGCGGAATTTGTGATTAGAAAATATGCTAGCGGCGGCACCACCACCCTGAAGTACAGGCGCTCCAAGCTGGAGAGTGGGAAGAACCCCACCGACTGGACCCCCGCCCCCGAGGATGTGCAGGCTGACATTGACGACCTGGCCTCCGACATTGCCGACCTGGCCTCCGACATTGCCGACATTGCCGACGACGGCAAGTTCACGCCCAACGAGAAGCATCAGGTTCGCCGCGAGTGGCCCAACCTGCTGGGGAACTACCTGTCGTGGGGCGAGCAGGGCGAAGCGCTGGGGATAGTTACCGAGCTGGCGGCCATGGAGGCCGCCTTCCTGGCCCTGGCCAAGTACCTCAACAACAACGTTACCTGGACATCCGGCAT